CGACAAATGAATAAGGAAGGACCTCCCATGCTATTGCTAATGGGTTAGTAAGTCCGACCTCGCTCAGTAAATGAGCGCTTGCGACGTCTACGGTATAATTGATCCGTCCTCTGAAGTCTGAAATGTACTCACGAGTTGCTTTCGCGCCTTTATGATCAACACCTATTTCAGTGCTAACATAAAGGTTCCCGTCATGCAACCGTCGTTTAGAGACAGCTTTCAGGATAGGCGGTTTTTGAAGCCGTTCTATCATGTGCTCTCTCAATTCTTCGGCTACACCGTACAAATCAGATAACAAAGGTAACCAACCATACTGTAGCGCTAGCCAATTAGAGGCTGCGGATTGATAAGGATTAACCTTACCAGAAGGACCGCACCCTAATGCTTTAAAAGCACCAGGTATGTTGCCCTTACGGAGAGATTTATATGCCCTAGCAATACGCCGTGCCGTGGAAGAGAATTCATCGATCATCTGATGCCTCTGAGCAACAAAGTTACCCAGATGCACCTTCTGACCTTGAATCTTTTCACGTAACGATAGTTTGACCTGGTTAACGGCCCCATCTATCGCACTCTGAGTTGGCTGGAGGTAGGTCAGCGAACCAGTTCCATTACGGATAGGACCATAGTAGACTGAATAATCCCCAGTAGGGATCCAAGTGACCTTTAAGAAAGGGTAACCCCAAGGAAATTTAACACGCTCTTCTACAAGCGTATAAATATTCTCAGGGAGCCAAGTCTTATTAGCTCGCTTTTTTCCATATTGTGGAGTAACAGTCCCATTGGTACTACGCGTTGCACGTCTATACGGGCTATTAGCGGGATCGTTAAAGGGTCCTGTTCGGACCCCCGCGATCACGTCATAGCGTTGTGTAGGCGCGAAAAGCTGCTGGTTATAGTCCAACTTCCCTCCCTTTACTGTTAGAAAGGTCACTAACGTTTGTAAAAGGCAAACCAAAGCTAAACCGTACTAGGCGACCCTTGAAAAACTAGAGAGCCTCAGGACCATTCCAAAGTAACAGAAAATCCTTTAGATCAAAAGGGATGAAAAGCCATGGAAGTAACGGAAACGTTACATCTACGACGATTTCAAGCTCTGGAAATAAAGGCAACTGTGTTGGAATAGCCATGCGTCCTCCAGTTATCAAAAGCCGCCCTGCACGGTCGCAGAGGAAGCCGAGTAACAACCGCTTTGTGGCCAAGAACTTCTA